ATTATGCGAAGCCTCTAATCATTGCGCGGTGGTGGATGCCAAGGTTCGGGCCGTACGGCTCGTGTCAGCTACGACGTTAACAACAACGCCACTGTGCTGGCCTGGCTGTTGAATTGAGGCCGTTTGCGGTGCCTGACTGGCGGTAAAAGAAGGTCTACCTACCGCGACGGATCGCGGCTCTGAACCGAGCCGCCGCTCACCGCCGCTATCGGTAGGAGAACCAAGACAAGTAACAGTGCGCTTATGGCCTTGGAACACCAGATCGGCGGCACAGGAACCGCGAGAGTAAATCTCATATCCAGCAGCGATCATATCGCGTGAAGTATGTGTAAACGCGTGTTGTTCACGGGACATCTGAAAAACAAATAAAACACCCTTAGAGTCGCTCCAGAGACTGCCCTTAATGACAATATCAAAGTCACCGTAAGGGTCACTATTCAAAACAGGAACTTGAGGCACTTGCTTAGCAGGTACGCCATCAGAATCCACATGAACAGCTTTGACAGAATCCGTAGGAACAGAAGCTTTAGAAGGCGGATCAACGGTTTTATTAGCGTGTATAGCCAGCGGATTATGGAAAGGATTCCCATCATTACGCCAGAAAATGTAGGCCACAACAGCAACCACAACGAAGAGGAGAATAAAAACCCTAGGCGTGAGGAGCGCGTTTTTGCCCGCCATGGTGTCTCGGTGGAGTCCGGTCGCTGTTGAGTCATAAAGGTCGAATACCCGTTTATCAATCTTGCGTAATTGAACGATGTTTGAACCATCAGTAGGCGCCCTATTGTCTTGAGCACTATGCATGGCCTCCTTGTAATCCTTGGCAACAAGCTTCTTCATCCACTTGCCAAGAAGCATAAGGTTTGAATGCTGATAAGCAGCCTCAGAAGTGTTGCGGATATCAGTGTGAAGATATTTTATGTTGGGCATCGTCAGAATGATGTCCCAGTTAAAGTGTCGGTGCATAGTCCATGCTGAAAGCCAATCAGTAGGCTTGTCTAGAGCAAGAGCAGCCTCAGGTCCACCGGGAAAATTAAAACGCTCTACGTATTTATCAGTCCACTTACTAGGAAAGATAACTTGAGCCTCGTCGAAAATAAGGAAGGCATTACGAGGAGCCCATTGAAACCAAGTTCTAATGCGTTCCATACCTTCAGTAGTTTCATGGCTAATAAACTCAACATCAAAAGTATCTGGAAGGTCATCGAAAAGTGACTCAAAACGAGCGCGAGAGACGCCACGGACGTTAGTAATAATTAAGCGCCCTTCTTTAGCAGCAGGAACAGCATCATCCCATATAGCACCAGAAGTCTTGTAAGAGCCGTTAGGACCGTGATGAATTTTAATAGCCATTAAGAGGTCGCTCCCGGAACGAACTTAAGAGCCCATTTAGTAGGAATGGCAGAAAAGATTAAAGTGAGGCCTTGAGGTATGTTGAAAAAGCCAAGCATGGCTTGCATATCGCCGGGTATAGAAGCCCAAGCAGATTTAACCATTTCAGAAACGCCAGTGTCTTGAAGAATTTCTTTTACGACGTCATAAGCAATCTCGACCATATAAACCTTAAACTCGATATACGTGTATATAAGGGACTTGGTAACAACGACAAGCATGGACTTAATGAAGTCATAAATACCCGAATCCATGAAATCCCAAACAGCCTGGAAAAATGTGTTAACAGAATCAAACCAAGTAGCAATCCAAGAAAGATCCATATAAACCTCAGCTGAAAACAATAAGAAGCGCAATCATTGCGCACAGTGCCAATATGGCGTCGGAAATCCAAGACAGTGAATCCGCATATTTATCAATGCAGATATCAAATTGATGATCAAGAACAGTTACCGGAGGTGGGCAATAGAGTTTAGAGCCACCATTAAGAGAAACATCCCCCATGGGTTTAAAGTTGGACTTTAATTTATCTAAACCGTCTTTAAGGGCTTTTTTAGAATCAACAATCTTTTTATCCCAGTCATCGCCCTGCCCTTCAAAACTTCCATTGGTGGGATCTTTGAGAACACCAGCAGTAGGCGAATCACCATCATCGCCTTCATCATCTTTACCTTCATCGGCTTTTCCAGAGCCGTCAGCAACTCCAGAGGAACTACAATTAGGACCGGTACAAGAAGAGCTGCCACCGGTAACTTGACCGTTAGAATTTGTTGTAACAGACCCACTGGAATTTGAAGTGGTGGATGTGCAAGTTTTGCCCTTACACGTTATCTGAGTGACAACATCATCTTTTACGACAGTCATAGTGCCGTCAGAATGAGAAGTTGGAGTCTTGGTGGAGGAAGTCGTAGTTTTTGTAGATGTGGCCTTTGGATTCTCGATACACGTGTAAGTACCGTTGACATCACCGCATTGAGCCTTGCCGGGGCTAGATTGATAGTTCTCAGCAGTACAAGAGGAAATACCATTGCCATTAGTTACATAAACACAGTCTTGATTTTTCTTTTCAGCAGGAACAGAAGGTTCAGGGCACTCACCAGAACATGCAGCAACATCGCCAAACGAGTTAGCAGGACCTTTATCACCACTATAAGAAGCGGTGCCGCGACAAGAGGCCTTACCGGCAGAAACATAAGAACAAGTAGCCTGAGTTACCTTGGCACTACAACCATCAACATTCACAGTTTGAGGCGGCATATCGGAAGATGAATTAAAAGTGAAAGGCGTCTTAGTATCTTTGAGTGTGGAACATTTATCCTGAACTGGCTCATCACAAGAGCCAAGTTGTTCGTTAAAGGTTTTTCCAAGCGGGCAAGTATCACCATGTAAAACGACGTAAATAGTATCTTGCGCATGGTCAGAGAAACGATCAGTTGTGCAGTTCCACTGATTAGAAACAGGATGACCAGTAATGGAAGCAGAGTTTACAGAGCTTGCAGCTTGCTGGCATGCGCCCGAAGCACTAGAAAAAGTGCCGCCATAAGGCCACATAGTAAATGAATAATCTTGAGCACTGGCAATAACAGGGAACATTAAAACAAGTAACAGTATGATATTGCGCACAGAAAAAACCCCCGTTTCCGGGGGCTGAAACTATAAATACTCAGCGCACCGGATACCTGAAACCAGTGCGCTGGCCATGATGACACCGGCCAGCGCTGACCAAATCACCCTGGGTCAGACCTTGCGGACGAGGGAGATAATGACGCCAACGACGCAGAGAGCCGCAACGCAGGCAACGACAGTACCGCCAACGCTCTCACCAGAGGCTTGAGCAGCTGCAATGGAAGTGTTGGCACCTGACGCCATGTCAGCGGCAAAGGAGCTGGAAGCGAGCAATGCAGAGCCAGCACCGACGAGGGCAATGGAAGCGTTGCGGAAAGATGGAACACGGGCGAACTTAGCTTTCAAACGGTTCATACTAAATACCTCGACGCATTTTGCGTATTTGAGAAATGATTATTCCAACAGCAAAGCCAGTTGCAAAAAGACCTAATGTAGCTCCGAAGAACAGCAAAAAGTTTTCGGCATCAAAACCACCATTAATAACGAGCTGCAACTGAGCCTGCTCATCAGGTGTCATTACATAAGTGTCAGTCCATGATTGTGATGTGCACGACGTTGCACCATCTGCCGATTGAGTAAACTGGCTGCACACAAGCACGGTCTGGACTGGCAATTAATTAGACTCCAGCAGACTTGGCAGCATGCATAGGAGGAACGTTTTTACGTCGACCTTGGCGAGGGTCAATAGTCATACTCAAGCGACCTTCAACAACGTCACAAACAACATCGCATTCGTAAGTTCCAGCCTGAGGAACTTCATTTTGTGCCTGAGCATAAAAAGATGTTTTCTGCGGATAAGGAACATTTGGCAAATGAACAAATGCCTCAAACATGCAATAAGGTTTCTGAGATTTAGCAGCAATACCAGAACGCGAATTACCAGTAACCTCAACCAAAATAGTCATAGCCATGTTATTAACCCTTACAGTTTGGGAAGTCGGGAATCGATGCCCGGCTTTCGATATGCCCAGCTGGGCGGAAGAACATTTAAATCTCGTCTAAATGTTTTAAAAGCTCGCTTGGAGGAAGCTTGCTTAACTTGCGAATCAGCCATAGCTCGTACAAACTGGCCCATAAGCTGATTGCAGACAGCACGTACAGAAACAGGATCATCAATAGAGTCAGCAAGTGTAGACTCCACAAAAAAACGAAGGTTTTGATAGTCAACTTTATTCATTGTCATTCAGCCTTAGAATAAAAAGACAAAAACCAATACCAAAAAGAAAAGTGAATGAAGACCAACAAACGAGGCCGACAAAAAAATCAGTCATCAGTAGCCCATCCATTCGGCAATGGAAAGAGTTCCAGATTCTTGGCGATCAACAAACCAAACACGCTCAGGCTTGAGACCTTGTTGTTTCCGGGACTCGATAGCTTTAATAGTGTCATCAACAGATTGAGCAAGCACAGGGTTGATAAAAGCACGGACTTGCTGACGTTGCTCAATCTGGCGACGTTGACCAGAAGAAAGCTGGAGGCCCTGCATACTGACAGTTCTCATGCGGAGACCCTCAAGTGATTAGGACGTTTATACCAAGCTGGTATAGGCAGAACATCACTAGTTACAACTTCCTCACAGCGCTTAACAAACATCGCAGGATGGCGGGTGCCGTCAGAAGGGTTGGCAATATCAATACCAATTTTACGAAGTCGAGCGCGAACAGTTTTAACCTGACTTTTAGCAAAGTCAAAAGTATTGCCAGCCATCCAAGAGTAAACGTATGCAGCAGTACTGTTAGCAGAGCGGGTATCTTTAACAATACCCTCCGAAAGAAGCTTATCAGCGATAGTTTGATGTTCCATGGCGGTTACCTGCAATCTGGAGTCACAAGCCAGAAATTCGTCGTGCAGTGATTGGAATTTGTCTTCGTCAAATAGGCCCCAAAAATGGAGCTGATGCTTAATCAAAAACTCTTGCTTTAACTCTTGTTCCATGCGAACTACACCAGCCTGAATACAAAAATCGTAAACTTGCTGGATGTACATAAACTCAGGAGAACCCTCTCCGAGGAGCTTCTTTACCTTAGGCAAAAGCTTGTCAGCAATCTCGAAAGCTTTGTCATATGCCTTTCGATATTGGAGACGAACATTGCCTTTGACGGACTTCCAATCAACAGTTCGACCATTAGAATACAAGTGACCAATGGAATAACCGATACGCTGGGTACTAAGAGCGCGAAGATACGGAAGAACATTGCCCTTCCCTACAGTTCGATTAGTTGTAAGGTCTATACGGTCGATGCAGGCGCCATCAGACACAACAGAAGAACGAACACTTTTACCCTCCTCCACAGAGCGGATCTGCCAAGTGGTACAGCGGGTAAAAGGTGGAAGGTTATATTCAGCCAAAATACGGTTATAGACAGCGATGCACTGTTCGATACTGGTGAAGCCAAACAGGTTGTCGAGCCGATCTATCCGACTTGGATTGCCGTCTACAGTGAGCTTACGACCCTCAACCTTAATGTGAATCGCGGTGGAGAAACTGCCATCGTGCTTGAACTGTGGTTGCCGGGTGCTAAGACGCTGGCCAGTGCGTGCGCAGATGGTCTCAATCACGATATCGACGACCTGAGGGAGATCGAAATCGTACTCCTGATGCACCTTCAGCCAATCGATCACTTTCACGAGAAATCCTGTCAAGACCCACATCCGAGACGCAAAGGTATAGGATATGGCCCGAACCAGTCAAGCCTGATGTGATCCTTACTGGTTCCAAATCCGATCTATGGTTTTTTATACAGGAAATAGCATCTGTGGACGACGAAGCACCTCAGAGCGGCGAAATGATGAATATCGGTGAAAACCTCAGCAAAGCCCGGGAAGACAAGGGGTTGACGCAGGCGCAAGTCGCTGGGATTGCAGGAATTCCGCTATCCACATACAAGAAATACGAAGCAGGATCACAGCCACCACCAGGGGACCGGATCGGATCCCTAGCAAGAGCACTGGGAATATCAGCCGATGAACTGGTGATGGACGAGTCAGAAAGGCACGTCTCGGAAGAACTGAGAGCATTATTTCAGAGGTTCGATCTACTACCGGACGACATGAAATCGATGGCTAGGATCGTACTGAGAGGGGTCCTGCAAAGCTTCGAGCAAGAGACGTTGAAATAGGGAAAAGTATGCTTAGCCATACCAAAGTGGGGGTGTAACAGCACCCCCACCCCTCTCCGCTCGAAAATCCAAAAAATCAAAGGAAGAAAAATGCGCGCAGAACGCGACGAGGATGAACCGCGGGTGATGCAAAGAAGGACCCCAGAGAGGCGCCTAGCGTACGAAATAGCCGTAGGCATCATCTTGGGTGGCTTGGGACTAGCAGCGATACAGGCAGTGTTTGCGTTCGTTGCATGGCAAATCTACGTGCACCAAGTGAAAGTGATATTCGGAGTGCCGAACTAAAAACGGAGCCTCAGGGAAATTGCCTCCGGGACCCACCAGCAAGGTGCCTCAGGATATGGGTCCGTTGAGAAAAGCTGAGTAATCAGTGAAAGGCGTTGCTCGGAGAGGCTGAGAATGGGGCCTCGCATAATGGACGCTATGGCTAAATCGGGCACCGGGGCTGCGCGATTGTCCCGATGCCCGATTCTGGCCGTTGGCCGCAAGTACCATAACGTCTGATGAATTATGCGAAGCCTCTAATCATTGCGCGGTGGTGGATGCCAAGGTTCGGGCCGTACGGCTCGTGTCAGCTACGACGTTAACAACAACGCCACTGTGCTGGCCTGGCTGTTGAATTGAGGCCGTTTGC